CGACCGCCGGCTGGCCACGACGCAGCGAGACGAACTCGTGCAGCGTAGTGCCGTCGTACTTGCCCAGGGCGATGTAGGCCGTGCCCGAGGTGGCCGTCGAGAGATTGCGGAACGCAGCGTAGCCCGCAGTGACCACGTCGCCGAGCGACAGCGTCTCCACGTTGGTGCCGATCTGGACGATGCCACCCGCCGAGCCCTGAGCGGCTTGGTCGAACTGCAGGCCCGACGTGGCAAAGCTCTCTTCGTGGTTGCCGTTCTTGCACCGCACCGACACGGCGACGTTTAATTCATTGGCCATTGCTTGCTCCTAGATGCCACAGTCCGAGAATATCTGAGCCATGTTGACCTTCTGGTACGGGTACAGATACCGCACCAGTGGATCGCTGCCGATGGTCAGCTGGCCGCCGTTGCCGTCGAGCGGCACGGGCTGTCCGACCGGGTTACCGGCCTTGTCGAGGATGGCCTTGCGGTCGCCGCCAACCACTTCATTAAACCCAGCGTCGAAGTACTGGATTTCCCACAAGTCAGGCTTGTAGAGAAACTCGATGCTGATGGTCCACACGTTGTTCTTCTGGTCGTACTCGCCGTTCCATCCGGTCATGCGCACCGAGTACTCGGGGCCGCCAAGGAACTCACCGTTATTGCAGGTGTTCGTGTACCGCAGCAGCTGGTCGAAGCGCGGGTTCAGCACCTGCGTGTTGGTGTAGGTTAGCCGCACCAAGGCCGACTCTTCCTCGAGGCCATCCACCGGATCGCCTGCCGAGTTGCGCGCCGGCAGCTGCCCCGCATTGCTGAACGCCGGCACGTCGTTAAGGTCCGACCAGCCTAGGGCGGGCTTCGTCACGCCCTGCGTCTGTATGGTGATGCGTTGCCACGTCGTGGGCTCAATGCCCTGCGGCTCCGGCAACCCTTCGCCTTCCGGCTTGGCGTCGTAGCGGACGCTCATCACCACGGCCCGCTCGTTGTCCTTGTAGTGCGACAGCTCGCGGCCGTTAACCACGAAGGTCAGCCCACCTTCGATAACCTCGTCGTCGATCTGCGGCAGCGGACGATTGCCCAGATTTGGCCAAGAAGTTGCGTCGTCCAGAATCTCGCCAAAGGACGGGTCTTTGCCGTCCGCAATGACGAGAAACTTTTGCGTGGCCGAGTGCTGCTTGGTTCCCTTGTCGCCCTTGGACTCGGACAGCTCCAGACTTCGCAGTAGTCGTGCGTCGATAAGTGCCATGGTTACACCGAGATGGTCGCGAGGCCGATGCCGCCACCCAAGCCGGCCAGGCTGGACTCAATCTCCTCGAGGCTCTCGGCCGACTGCTCCGCTGCATCGGCCGTGCGGGCCTGGTCCTTGGCACCCTCCAACCGCGGGTCCGACCCGCGCATGATGCTGTTCCGAAAGGCTTCGCCTTCACCCGTACCGGCCACAATGGCTCTGAGCGATTCGGAGGAAGCACGCACCGCTGCCATCAACTGCGGAGCAGCAGACGCGCCAAGAGACTGTCCGGCGCTGGCGGCTGCATTCTGCATTCCGGCCTCGACGCTTTTCATGTTCTTGTCAAATGCAGCCAGTGGATTGGCGAAGTTCTCAAGGCCCTGTGCAGTAAGGTTCCCGGCAGCATCACCAAGGATGCCGGCCTCGCTAAAAGATGCCGCCGCTAGCTCGTTCGTCGCATCTGCGGCGCTTTGCATGGCAGATGCGATGCCCAAATCAATGCCAGGCAGTGACGCAATTAGGTTTGCAATGCCTTCCGTGACTGCCCCAATACCACCAGTGATAGAAGCAAATGCCAGAGCGCCTGCCGCACCAAACGCGGCAATGCCTCCTGCCGCCATCTGGAAAACGCCAGTGACCATCGTTGCCGCACCAGTAATCAAACGAAGCGTTACCGCGAGGGATGACATCTGACTACTTGCCTGCGCGGTGCCAGGAATAACCGTCGTGAAAAAAGCGACAAACTGCGAAGTCATCGCCTTGATTTCAGGAATCACGTTCATGACTTCTCTGACCAGCGTCTGAAATAGCGGCACGAACGCCTGGCCTAATTGGCTCTGGAGGGTAGAGAAATTCGCCTGAAGGATCCTTTGCTGGTTTGCCAACGAACCAGAGGTGCGAACGAAGTCACCCTGTGCGAGCGATGTCTGGCCGAGAATTGCTGCGTACGCAGCTTGCGCCTTAATGGACGGCGTCAACGCAGTCTTCAGCGTGGCCGTGAGGCCCATCCTCATGGCGTGCTGCCGGAGCGTCGCGTCGTCAAGTAAGACGCCATATCGTCGCAGAGGCTCCGCTTCTCCACGAAGGCCAGCGCCAAGGGCCAGCAGTGCGTCTTCTATGCTCGTGTTGTTGAAGCTCGCCAGGTCTGCGGCCAACGAAGTCATGCTGATGGAAAAATCAGCCGACTGGTTTTCCGCGAGACCAATCGCGCGAAATAGGTTTCCGAACGTCCCTGTAGCCCGCAGCGCTTCGGTTTCCGAGATGCCAATTGCGGACGACGACTTGGCAAACTTTGCGACTGCCTCAGCCGCATTGCCAAAGACTACAGTTGACTTGCTTTGTTCTTCGCCAAGCGCGACTGTCGCGTCGACCGCTCCTCGCATCGCCCTGAAAAGTGACCCGACAGCAGCCGTCACTCCCCGGATTGCAGTCGTCGCCGCCAGAAACGTTGCGGCTGCGTCTATTCGTTTGATGCTTCCGGCGAATCCGCCCAGCTGCTTACTGGCTCGGCCCAGCCCAGCGGTGAGCCCGCCGGTGCTGGCCGTGATGGAGACGTTGACGCGGCCGAAGTTCTTGGCGGCCATGGCTCACCTCTTGGCCGACTGGAGAATGCGGAACATCTCCTGCGGCGTCTGGCCACGCTTCGGAACCGGCATGAAGTCGTGCGGCTGCATGGCCGGCTTACCCTTGGGGCGGTTGCTGTTGTAGTTCTGTGCCATGAGCACCGCGTCCCGTAGCCACTCGTCGCCCCACGGCATCAGCTGAAAGGCGGCCATCCACCGCTCGAGCTGCCACCACGGGATCTGGTCTGCCAATCCTCCTGGCCCTTCGACGTTCCACTCGCCGAGTTGCAACGCCAGCCGGTACAGGAACAGCAGCACCGGCCGGCTTTCTAGTTTTTTGCGGCGTCCTCCAAGGCGTCCGTGTTCAGCCCGTTCAACTTGAACCCGGCGTCCACGATCGCCTGCACGCTGTCGCTGTCCAACTCGCCGATGGCGTCGGCGTCGTTGTCCGTGAACATCCGCGTGCCGTCCTCGTTGACGGCCAGCAGAGCCACGACCTGAGCCCGCACGTTCCGCAGGTTCACCTTTCCGGGGATGCCCCCGGTGACGATTTCCTCAAACCGGTCTCGGTCCCGGGCGGTGAACTTGGCCACATGCACCGTGCCCAAGCCCGGCACCTCGACAGGTGCCCGAGGCCGCACGTTGCGCTTGGCCAGAATCTCCTCGCGTGTCAAAGCCACAGTCCGCGCCTCCTGCTGCTTAGATGTTGATGTTGCCCGACAGCTTGATGGTCAGCGTGCCGGTCATCATGTCGTCCTTCGGGGCCGAAGCCTCAAATGACGATGCGTAGCCAAACGCACTCCACAGCGCCGTGGCGGTTCCGCCGTTGGCAAAGTAGATGTTGACGGCCTGGTTGGTCGCCACGTTGGTAAGAAGGTTGACCGGGTTGATCGCCGGGTCGTGGTGAATCTCCAGCGACAGCTCGCCCGGGTCGTAGTACTCGCTGGCGAGAAACACCTTGCCGCCCGTGGTGAGCAGATGGCTGGCATCGACCACATCACGGCTCACGCCGCCGAGCGAGACGCTGTTGACCTTGTAGTGGGTCGCGGCGCTGCCGACGATGCTGCCGAACGTAACGAAGGTGCCCTGTCCGATGTCTACTGCCATAGTCTGAGCCTCCTTGCTCAGGGTTCTGCGTATGTAACCTCGACCGAAAGATCTGTGCGGTAAACCGGCAGCTGCTCGCCGCTAGGGGCGATTTCCTGCTGGTCGTCGTCACTCCTCACGACAGCCAGCCGGATGCGGTCGGTCCGCTTGTATTGTAAGGCGGCCTTCACGGCACGCGCGAGGTTTCGCACCTCGAGCAGGGTGGTTGAGATGCAGGAAAACGTGTACGTCGCCCGGATCAGCGAACCCGGCCCGAGGGAGTGCGTAAACGGGTCTTTGAGCTGCGTCTCGCGAGCGAACACGATGCACGGGAACGCCGTGCCCTGCGGGGCCTGCACCTGGTAGATGCGGCTCCCGGCCTGCATGGCGATGTCGGCGTCGGCGGACAGCACCTGGACCAGGGCCTCGTCAATGTGGGTGACGGTTGGCATTA